GTGCTGCTGTTGCAGCCTCGTTTGGCCTACGTGGTCTGGCTAACTGGAAGAAATAACATGGTTAGAAATTCTGAGCTTACAGACAGACAAAGAAGGAGCCTATTTGGGTCTGGTGGCGGCCTAGGTAGTTTTATGTACAACTACGGCCCTAGCGGTGCGCCTAGTAACGCTCCTCCTACAGCCTTTGCGCGTGGACTACTAAGGGACGACCCTTCTAACATTGGATTGAATGAGATACCGCCTGAACAACAACAGCAACCTAGTGACTTAGAAGCAGGTGAAGACAGTCCTTTTCAAGTTGTTTTTGAGTCGCTCTTTGGTGAACAAGGTATTCCTGATAACGTAGACCCTAAAATACTTAGGGCTTTACAAGTAGCTAATGAAACACAAGATGCAAGTCAGCTTGAGGCTTTTAAAGAAGAAATAAACGCAGCTGGTGGCTACCAACAGTGGCTAGAAAGTCAAGAAGAAGGCACGTCTGTAGAAGACGTAGTAGAATCAGTAACTGAAGGTGTGTCTAATACAGTACGAGACGCTGTCCAAGCTGCTAGAGACGCTCTGCCAGACAGTGCTAGTATTGAAGATATACTAGATTGGATAGCAGAGAATGCGCCTACAGTCACGCCTCAGTCTATCTTTGATGAGTACATTGGTGCTGGTGTAGGCGTTAACTTACCTACAGGAGCGCCTATAGGCTCTGGTACAGTGTTTATTCCCGGCATCCCCGGTTTACCCTCGTCTTCACCTAACATGGTCATAGGGACCGTAGACGAAGTCCTAGGTGATATCCTAAGCGGTGAACTACCCGGCATACTTGGAGACATAGCTGAAGATCCTTTAGGCGGTCTTGGCGCTGCTGTACAAGGTGCCGCAGACGACGCAGAAGCAACACTGGGTGATCTACTAGGCGCTGACTTGTCTTTTGACGAAGAAGGGCAGACTACTGACTACGGCGGTGGCTTAAATACAGGTGAAGAACAAGAAGATGTCTTTGGTGGAGTAGGTGGCGGAGGCACAGCACCTGCCGCTACAGTAGCTAGACCTACGGTGCCTAATGACTTTACTCCGTTTATGCGAAGGCTTGACTATCAACCTGTAGCGCTTACTAGACCTATTCTTCCTCAAACTCCCATTGTTAGCGGTTTATTTAAAGAGTACTTAAAATGACCTACATTGACTTAATGAACAACGTGCTTAGGCGTTTACGAGAAGAAGAAGTTAACAGTGTTAATGAAACAACCTACAGCAAGATGGTAGGTGACTTTATTAATGATGCTAAGAACTTAGTAGAAGACGCTACTGACTGGTCAGCGTTACGCTCTACTATCCTTATCAGTACAGTGGCTGAAACTAACGAGTATACGCTTGCTGGTTCTGGTGATGATGTTAAAGTAATGTCAGTGATTAACGATACTGACAACTCTTTCATGGAGTACCAGACAAAAGACTGGTTTAACGAGCAGTTATACATTAATCCTATTATTGACGGTATTCCTCGATACTACACATACAACGGATTAGCATCTAACGGTGATACTAAGGTGCTTGTAAGTCCACGTCCTGATAAGTTTTATAGTCTACGTTTTAATGTAATTAAAAGACAGCCTGACTTAACAGCGGTAGGTGACAGATTATTAATACCTTCTGCTCCTGTTATTCACTTGGCAGTTGCTTTATTAGCACGAGAACGAGGAGAAACAGGTGGTACTTCTACTGCTGAGTATTTTGCTATTGCTGATAAGTTCCTGTCTGACGCTGTTGCTATTGACGCAGCAAAACACCCTGAAGAGATGGTTTTTAGGACTATTTAATATGGCTCAAGAACTACGAAGTATTAACTTAGTAGCTCCGGGTTTCAAAGGTATCAATACTGAAGATTCTCCGTTAGCTCAAGATCCTACTTTTGCTGAGATTGCAGATAACGCAATCATTGACAGAATGGGTCGTATTGCTTCGCGCAAGGGCTACGAAGAAATAACAACAACATCTACCGAATTAGGTGATGAAGCTATTCGTGCTATCAAAGAGTTTGAAGAGTCTGATGGTAGTACTAGTATATTTTCAGTAGGTAACAACAAGATACTAAAAGGTACAACTACTCTTACTGATGTTACTCCTGCTAGTTATACGATTAGTGATGATAACTGGAAACTTGTTAGCTTTAATAACAACATGTACTTTTTCCAAGAGGGACAAGAACCTTTAGTTTACAACAACGCTACTGATGGCGTTGAAAAGATGTCTGCTGTTACTGGGGCGTCACTGGCTGCTGATATACCTAATGGGCATGAAGTTATTGGCGCTTACGGTCGTTTATGGACAGCAAAGAAAAACAGTTCAGTTGTTTATTGGTCTGATCTATTAATAGGACAAAACTGGACAGGCGGTACGTCAGGGTCTATTGATGTTTCTAAAGTATGGCCTGATGGATATGATGAAGTAGTAGCGTTATCTGCTCATAATAATCTGTTAATCATATTTGGTAAGCACAGTATTGTTGTGTACCAAGGAGCAGAATCTCCATCAACAATGGTGCTGGCAGATACTGTAGCGGGTGTAGGTTGTGTTGATCGTGATACGGTTCAACATACAGGCACAGACGTTATCTTTTTAACGCACACAGGATTAAGAAGCTTTACTAGAACAATTCAAGAAAAGTCAATGCCTATTACTTCTTTGTCTTCTAATATAACAAAGGACATTATTCAGCTAATACAAAACGAAGATGGATACTTCCGTTCTGTATACAGTCCAGAAAATAATTTTTACTTGTTGACTTTTGTAGAACAACAAATTACTTATTGTTTTGATTTGAGAGGCGCTTTACCTAACGGAGCGTTACGTGTTACTCGATGGCCAGCTTCTGTTTTTACAGCTTATGAACGACTACAGGATGGTAAGTTATATATAGGTAAAACAGGTGGCCTGTATGAGTATAAAGGCAACACTGACGATGGTAGTGCCTTCCGGTTTAAGTACTATAGTCCTAGTTTAGATTTTGGTGATATATCGCGTTTAAAAATACTTAAAAAAATTAGACCTATACTTGTTGGCGGTAACAGTCAAACAGCAGTAATGAAGTTTGCTTATGATTTTAGTACGGCGTACCGATCAGTAAATTTTGATATTACTAGTCAGGAAGCGGCTTATTATAACGTCGCTGAGTTTGGTGTTGATGAGTTTACTGCGGGTCTTACTTTTCCTAACCAAAGAAGCTTTAATGCAACAGGTAATGGGACAACAATAGTTGTCGGTTTAGAATGTGATATTGAAGGTTTTGCTTTATCACTACAAGCAATTAATTTATTAGCCTTGCTAGGCAAAACAGTTTAATACTGGAGATAAAAGATGGAAGATGACATCATCGGAACTGAAGAAGTCATGGATATGGCTAGTAATACTGGTGCTGCCAGCGACGGTTCTCTCTTTGGAAGTGAGTTCTTAGGAGGTCTTGCAGACTACTTAGGCGGTGGTGGCGCTCAAGGTCTTGCTGGTCTTGGTCTCCTGATGAATGCTTACAGTAGGTTAGGAGACATAGGGCAACAAGGATTAACACTAGGACAGAGCCTTGCCGACACTCAACTAAGTCAAGCAGCTTTTAGACCTTATACCGTCACTACCGCTACAGGTGGTCAGTTTGGTATGCAGGTTGATCCTACTACTGGTCAGTTGTCTACGTCAATGGCTATGTCCCCTGAAGAGCAAGCTTTCCAGCAACGTATGTTTGGTGGCGCTGGTCAGTTCTTTGATCAGGCGGCTATGGGTACAGGAGATCGTGAGGCGGCTATATACGAGCGTATGCGAACTGCTATGCGTCCTGAAGAAGAACGTCAGCGTCTTGGTCTAGAAGAGCGTTTAGCTTCACAGGGCCGTCTTGGTGTACGTACTGCACAGTTTGGTGGAGCACCAGAGCAGTTTGCATTAGCTCAAGCACAAGAAGAAGCACGGAACAGAGCTATGCTAGGAGCTATGCAACAGGCTCAAGCAGAGCAACGGCAACAAGCCGCACTAGGTCAGCAGTACCTTATGGGTAGTTACACACCACAACAGATGCTTCTACAAGGACTAACACCCGGTCAGACTGCGGCAGCTCAAGCACAGCAAGCTCAGTTGTACGGTACAGGGTTGTTCGGTGAGGCCACTGCTTCTGGTATTGATGCACTGTTAGCATCAGGTCTTGGACAAGCTAACCTTATGGGTGAAGCAGGTACAGGTCTGCTGTCTGGATTGTTTGCTACTCCTTCTTCTAGCGGAGGTGGTGGTTTCTTAGACATGATCAGAGGTCTTGGTAGAGATTTAGGTATTGGAGGCTAATCGTGGCTAAATTTGGACAACAGTTTTTACAACAAATGGCTAATCCTTCTTTTGGTAAAGGATTGTTTACTGTT